GCCAATAAGACGGCCCCATCGGGGCCGTCGCTGGCGGGCACTGCGTCTGCCGGCGCGGCAGCACGTCCTAAGGTCAACACTGCAGAAGATTACGTTGGGCAATTGGTGCCATTGGTCGCCGATGTGCCGTGGTCGGCACCTGCCTACGTGGATCGTCCTGTGGTGTCCGATCCGCATCTGTACTGTATGTCGAGCGAAAACAGCTGTCGGTGTGTCACCGAGCAGAACACGCGCGTTTCTATGCGCGATGACGTCTGCCGCGATATCGCAAGGTGGGGAGAGCCATACAACCCGTATAAGCCTCCCTCGAATGTCGCACAGGCGCAGCAGCCCTCATCTGCCGCCGCTACCGAGCAACCTAAGCCACAGGCTGTAGAGCAGAGTGGCGCGGTTACATCGACCATTGAGAAGCGCACGCGCGCATTGGGCACGTTCCCTGAGTCGCCCGGCTACTCGATCAACAGCTACACCAAGCCTACGACGAGGGATCTGTGATGAGCAGTAGCGCACGCGAACTATTGAAGTGGGTTGCGCTGGTCTGCATGACATTCGACCACGTTGCCAAGGTGTTCTATGACGGTTACGTGCCCGTCTTGTCGGAGTTGGGGCGGATCGCCTTTCCGCTCTTCGCACTGGTGATGGCTTACAACCTGGCGCAGCCTGGTGCGGACGTAGGCAAGTCGCTGCGGCGGCTTTGCGTGTGGGGCGTGCTCGCTCAACCGGTACACGCCTGGGCGTTTGGTTACTGGGTGCCCGTCAATGTCCTCCTGGCGTTCGCCTTGGCCGCCTCGGCGGTCTGGGCTATCCAGCGCGGCCGTTGGCTGTTGCTGATGCTCTGTGCCGCGCCAGCGCCGGTGTTCGTCGATTACCAATGGGCCGGCATGGCCCTTGTGGTAGCGGGCTGGGCCTATTATGCGAAATTGGTGCGTAGTCCTTGGCCGGTCGTCCTGGCGCTTGCTGCGCTGTGCTGGTTCAACGGCAGCCTGTGGGCCGTCTTGGCTGTTCCGGTCATCGCGCTTGCCGAGGTGGCCACCGTGCGCGGTGTCGTCATTCCTCGCACGCGTGTGGCCTTTTACGGCTACTACGTTGGTCACCTCTTCGTGCTCGGTCTGCTGGCGGCGCTGCCGGCGTTTCAGCAGCACGTCGCGTAGGTAGATGACGTTGTTGCCTGCAGAAATGCGGGAGCCTGGAACCCTTGTGGCAGTAGGCGTTTGAGGATTTACCGATCGAGCATTGCGCTCGGTGGCCATGAGCAAAGACCACTCGCGTGCGATGCAGCAGGTTAACGACCAGAACCGCATATCGCATGGCTCGATCGTCTTGCCTTCAGGCGTAAAGAAGTGGTGGCCCTGGAAACCAAAACCGGCCCAAGGGCCGGCAAGGTCTACGCGGTCGTAGGTGTCGATCACGCTGCGATTTCCGTATCAGAAGGACCCCGAGACGGTAGCAACGAGGTGATCCACAGCCAGACAAGGCGGCTGCGCAATTTCAGTGCAGCTCTGACCCTATTTCGCATAATGTATAGAGCGTGCTGCTTATCAGCCTGCAAAGTGTGAACTGCGTCGCGGGCGATCGACGCTTGCGCTTGGTCTGGTAGGGCAGCGCCCAGCACGATAAAAAACCCCAGGGCTACACCTGCTAGTCGCTGCGCAATGCGCGTCCATGCGGCTCGTTCGTCCTCTGAGTTGCTTCGTTCCGCCATCACCAGCGCGCTCCATGTCTCCGGGTTGTCGCCTATGTCGTGTGCCATTCGTTCGATGAACTGAATCTCCGCGTTTTTCCCCTTTTTCCAGCTGGAAACGGCTGCGCGCGTCACGCCCAGGGCTATCGCGCCTGCGTTGTCACTTTGGATCTTTTGCACGTGTTTCCACCTGCAAAACAGGTCGTAACTCTGGCTCATGTAAATACCCTGTTGACAACATGTCATGACCCAGCATACAGTCGACCCTAGATGTCAGCAGAGTCTTGACATCGCCCACCCGCCGGCCCCGCCCGGTGCCGGTTGGGCGGGTTCTACCGGGCACCGGGCAGGGGGCAACACCATGAAAGACTTTCTTAAGTTCGTCGCCGGTGGCTGGGCGTTTGGCGCTGTCGTCTCCGCGCTGATCGTCGCTTATCACTACCTCGCATCTCCCTGGGATGACGTTGCAGCGGTTTTCCTGTGCGCAACCGGCGTAGGAGTTATGGCGTATCTCGCTCACTTTTTCTCGCCTGGTGAGTTCTGATGGCCATGAATTTTGCCGATTACTGCTATGGCCCTCTTGATGATGTTCTGCATGCCCTCACAGGTGACTTTCCTCCAGATGATCCTGTTGTTCTGCGCGTCATCCTCTCGCGGTGCTTGGGTGAGATTATCGCTATCAAGGCGACGCAATCTTCCGGTGCTACTACATGAGCCGGCCCACCGACACGGAACGCGGCGCACGCATTGCGCTCGACTACGTTGAATCAAAGCTTATTCAACGCGATTTATTCCCAAGCCGCCGCGCGCCGTCTTTAAAGTTCTGGCGCGAGATAAAGGCGATTGCGACGGAACAACTTGCAGAATGCAAGGCACTACGCGAGGCCCGCGCATGAATTCGGGCGACTTGAGATTCTGGCAGCTGATCGAGCTGAAAAAGATAGCCGAAACCGACGACGAACGCGCCGAGCTAGACCGACTGATAGAGGAACGCATCAGGTGGGTAGGCTCGGGGCAGGGCGATGAGCCATGAAGACGCAGCCGTCCAGGCTAGCCCATTACCCGAACAGCCCCTGCTATCAGTGCGGGGGAGCGCAGTTTCAGACGTTGAACGCGTGGGATGCGAAGTTGACGGTCTGCACCGATTGCGGCGTGCTGATCTCGAAGCAGGCGGCTATGCGGAGCTCCTACAGCGGATTCCGTGGCAACAGTTCTGGACGCTCACATTCCGCGTTGAAGAAGCCGGCCGCACGGGCGGTGTCCACCCCGAAAAAGCTGATAAAGCGTTCCGATATTTCGTTAGTTGCATCAACCGCGAAATATACGGCGCTAAGTGGAGTACCAGGCAGCACGCAAAAGGCGGTATCCAGTGGGCAAGGGGGCAAGAGTTCCACAAAGACGGCCGGTTGCATTTCCACGCCGTCTCAGCTGCACCTACCGATGATTTAAACCGGCTAATGAGCCGCTACGAGTGGCATGAGTTTTGGTTCAAGGAATTCGGACGTAATCGCATAGAGGCACCACGCAGCCAGCTGGATATAACCGGCTACGTGTCGAAGTACGTAACGAAGGGGGGAGTGGTGGACGTGTCGAAGAACTTTGGCGCCTGGATGCCACCACCGATCGATTACACCCGCCGACCGGTGCAAGCCGAGTTCGAGCAAACAACGCGTAAGGGGAGCATCGAATCACTGGACCGGGGTGTAGGGGCAGCGCCCCTACGGACTGGTCAACGAAACCGCTGGTGATCGCTCACCGGTACATGCAGTACCGCCCCCGGTCTGGGAGGCACCGAAGCCGCAGCCTGTTCGCCTACGCGCAACCAGCACGGCAACGTCAGGAATCCACCCCTGAAGACCCGCCTTCGCTTGCAGGCGCACTAAAGCAGCAGGTCGGCACGGCACCGTAAGCCTGCCCCGGGTACGCGCAGCAAGCTGCCTACTTTGGTCTCCGGCTAAGCCTCACCGCACCCCCCGCATGGGGGGTAAGGGGGGCCTTAGCTTGACCCCACAGTACCGCCCGAATTTCGCAGTAACCCAACCGACGCAAGCCCAATCAACAGAGAGAACGAAGACCATGAGCAACGCACCGAAGATCACGATCAACAGCGCCGTCGAAACCCGCACCGTCACCACCTCCAAGGGCATGCCGAAGGCCATTTACAGCCAGCGCGCCACGCTCGAAACCGAAGCCATGCGCATCCAGATCGAAGTTGAATGCGACGGCCCTGACAAGGGCTACGCGGTCGGCACGGTCAAGGAATGGGATTTGGTCACTGATCTGGTGCCGGGCCGTTTCGGTGTCGAACTGGCGCGCCGCATGACGCTGGTCGATCCGCAGGCCGGCAAGCCTGCCCAGCGGCAGGCAGCGTAACGCAGGCGCGCAGGGAGGTTAGGCAATGGCAAAGATCCTGACCTGCACGCAATACAACGATTCAACGCAGCAATGCGAGGTCCAAGCCTGGATTGATCAATCGGATTGGACGACACCACTACCCACCATCGAACAGGCCGCGATGGTGGGCGGCGCTTACTTCATCGGCCTGATGAC